GGAAGTCGGGCTGTATCGGCTACCATCTCTACCGAGTACATTATCATTCCATCCGGAATAATACGGGCTTGTGGAAAGGTAGGTACTTCCGGCTGTTGTGTCAAACGTCTTTCCTCCGTTATCCACATATACTGCTGAGTATTCTTTTTCTTCAATGGTCACTGTTTCAATAGCTGTAATCAGCTTTCCATCGAAGATAGAATAGTTACTTGCTGTGTTTCTGTCAGATCCGCTCTGAATGCCGAGCATGACAGCTGAGCCGACCAGAAGATTTGCAGCCTGCTCTTTCGTCAGAATCACACGTTCTACTCCGGTTTCACTTACTGCAACCGTATACTGGTAATTGTAGCTTACGCATCCTTCGATTTTTCCGGAATTTCCTTTACGTCCGTATTTCAGACGCGTCATAGCATCCAGGAACTTTGGAAGGGAACCAGAAGCTCCGGAATACTGTGCGCCTCTGCCTCTCCATCTGGTTACGCCCGTCTGGTGGGAAGTCCGGTTGACTGGCTTCAATCCGGTTCCACATGTGATACCTCCGTCTGCATCAATTCCGGCATAATACTTCGGGTGCGCCATATACTCATGCGCTTTTCCTGTCCGGTCAGTTCCTTCTTTCCATCTCTTGTATCCTGGAGCCGGTGTACATCTGGTCTTCAGATACTTATAATCCTTGTCCTGGTACTCTCTCTTGTAAGTATTCTTCTGAAGAACCCAGCAAAGATGCTCACCCGATCTGACGTCAGATGTGTCATCAATGTGCTCCACATAGTAAATCGTATGGGAACCGTCTGTATTCTTCTCAGCTGATACCTCAAGACACCAGAACTGCGGAAGGTGTGCAAACGGATCAGATCCGGCTGTTGATTCTGTAGACGGTGTACATGTTAATCCGGCAGAATCATCCGTCAGCTCACCGATCATAGATGTGCTCTTGGCATATCTTGGTGTGCTTACTCCGTGAACCCTGGTATCAACCAGGACATTTCCGAACCATCTCTCCAGCATTTCGGACTTTGTAAAAAGATCCGGGTTATACTGAATCTTCCACCATTCAGCAAAAAGGGCGTCCACCTCTGCTTTAGAAGTAGCCGCCGCAACTTTCTCTTTGTATTTCAGATCCATTTCTCCGGCAATCTGATCTCTGTGTACTTTTACAAGTAACTGCATTGTCGTGTCTCTTGGAATGTTTATAACATCACTCACTTAACTTACCTCCTATGCACTTAAAATAACAACGTCAAGCCCACTATCGTCCTCATTAATCTTGAACGCAATGGTATTGGCTTGGTTGACAAGTAACTCTGTGGCTTCTTTCGCCTTGGCAATGGCATCCGCTGTATCTGCCTGCCTCTTCGTTTCGTTCTGAATCCTGGTCGTTTCATTCTCTGACCATTTTTCTTCTTCAGCTGTCCACTGTGTAAACGTATGGTTTCTGGCTTCTTCAGCCTGTACTCTTGAAGTTTCAGCCCGAGCTCTTTGCTCTTCTGCTTTGTTTGCAGCGGTAGTAGCAGCATTCGCATCTTTCGTTGCCTGTACTGCATTGGCTGTAG